GCCGATTGCTCCAGGACGTCGCGATATGCGCGGGTCTGTGCGTCGGCGCAGGCGGCTCGCCCATCGGCCAGACCGGCCTCGCGACCGCCCCACCAGCCGGCCGTCCAGACCATCACCAGGAGCACAAAGACAACCAGGCCGACGCGCCAGGTCATGGCGACTTCCCGACGCTGAGCTGGACCTGGTAGGACGCAACGGTCTGCATGAAGCCGTAGGCGAACGCCCCGCCCAGGCCATAGGCGAGGCCTGCGGCACCAATTGCCATGAAGACCAGAATCACGACGCGGGCCAGCAGGTCGCGGAGATAGAGGCGTATCCAGAGCCATCGGTTGGCCGGGTCTTCACGGCAGATCGCGAACAGATCGCTGAGGCTGATTCCGCTGGGGCGTTGCATCACAGCACCTCCCGCACGGCCTGGGCGATCTGCTCGGCGCTGTAGGGCTGCTGCCCGTTTTCCTGGTGAATGATGGCGGTCACCAGGGCGACCAGGGTGGCCTGGTCCAGGTGCAGGCTGGCCTGCGGCGGAACTCCCATCGCTCGGGCCACGGCCGAGGCATACGCGCGGGTGTTGTTCTCGTTCGACGGCGCCCAGCGTGCGATCAGCGATTCGACGGTGCGCAGGCCATAGACCTTGCGGTAGTTGAGCAGCAGCTTGGCCAATGCGCGGGTGCCGTTATGCGCCGTGTCGAAACGACAGAAGCGCGGCTCGATCTGCGGGTCGTGGGGGAGTTGACCCTGCCAGTTGTTGCGTGCCGACCAAACGATGTTGCCGGGGTTGTTGTTGCGGATGCCGCGAGGTTGAAGGGCCATCAGTTGTTCTCCAGTTTGCGTTTTACCCACTGGGCGAACGCGCCCAGCCATGAATCGCCGTCCCGCTCAAACAGGCGCAGGGCTGCACCGATCAGCCACCAGGCAGGCAGACCGGCAATCACCAGGAGCGGAGCGGAAACGAACAGCAGGCCGACCGCTGGTTCCAGTTGGTAGAGCCCGGCCACCACCTGGGCGGACTCGAACAGCTCGGGGCGGTTGGAGTGCAGGTAAACGACCAGGATCGGGCCGAAGACGCTGGACGCGACGATGGTGCAGAACAGCCGGGCGAACCCCTCTTTCATGGTTCGGGGCCACAGGACCAGGAAGCCCAGGGCGGCAGCCAGGGCGCCCGCGCTGATGTGGATGCCGAACATTTTCAGCAGCGCGGCGCTGCCGGCCGAGGTGGATGCGGGATCAGGCATTTGGTGCTTCCGTTGCGAGCGCTGCCCGAATTGCGGCATTTTCGGGCTTACCGCCCTGCTCTTTGTGCTGCTCCAGGGCGTTTAGCGTGGCCGCCACTTGCTGCTGCAGAACGGATTGATTCACCGCCGCCCTAACCTGCTGGCGAAGCTGGATCGACCGGTACTGACTGGCCGACAGGCCGTCGCCCTGGAAGCTCACCGTGCGCATGACTGCACCACCGTTTCGAGCGACGAGACGAACGCGTCATTGATCAGATCAGCAGTGAAGGCAAAGCCGACCAGCGCGGAGACATTGCCCAACAAGAACGGCAGCCACCAGTTGTAGGCAACGAAGCGCAGCGTGCGCAGGAAGATGCGAGTCTTCATGTTCATGACCGAGCCCACACGCCCAGGGCGTGAATCAGGGTGACGGCACCGGCGAGCAGCGCGAGGGCCTGTAGAGTCGGAGCGAGCACGTCAGACCTCATCCTGCTGATCACAATGCTCATCCCAACGCCACAGTTCGAGTTCCTGATAGCACGCCGGACAGGCAAAAAGGGTGGGCTCACCCTGCTCAAACTCAACACCATCGACCACGCCAAATTCACCGCAGTAGCTGCATGGACGCTCAGATTGAATACACATATCAGGCCACCAACCGCAGATAGCGCTGGGCCGGGGCGTGCCGGTAGAACTCCGGCAGCACCAAGAAATCGTTGGTCACGATCTCTTCGGCACGACGCACGATCACCGCGCTATGGCGAGTGACGTCATAGGGTTGAGCGATATTCAGGCCGATCTTGTTCAAGCGAGCGCGATAGCGCTTGGTCTGAGCGTTTTTGAAGTCAAACGTAATGCCGGGACAGTTCATCCATTGCAGGGCGATATTCGCCGTCGCATTAGCCGCCTGACGGCTAGCAACAATACCCTTAGCGATCAACTGATCAGCGATAGTCCTGTAGTCCATTGCCGTTACCTCGAGCTTGTCGTCTATGGCCAAGAACTTTTTGTGAATGGCCTGAAATTGCTGCTCATCGAATAATCCCCACCACTCCAGCCGCTTCGCCTGGAGAAACTCACTCTTGAGTTCTTGCTCCATCCGAACGACGCCCTGCTCGTCGCAGTAATCGGCCAGGCGTTGGAGATAGCGGAACTCGGCGGACTCTTCGCCGAAGTTGCGTTTGCACTTGGGAAACAGGAACTTGCGAATGGCTGGACCTTTCGCATAGGCCTTTTCGTAGTGGTCGCGAGCCTTCCAGTCACAGGTCAGCCCGTCTTCGTAGAGATGGGCATTCTTGTAGCCATATCGCTGGGTGCTGAGCGCCCGGATATAGGCCATCACGTTGCCCTTCCCCACCGTCCGATTCGTGGTCAGGTCGATACGCCGAATCCGCGCACCGTTGCCGACCATGCTGGACTTCGTGCCGTCATCACCCTGGCGAAGCCCCCACTCAGTGCACTTCGTGAATCGTGGCAACCGCCAAAAACCGTACTGGTCGCCGTACTCAAGAAGGATTTGGTTGTAGACCGCGATGCAGTCATCCAGGGAGCGGTAGCCGTCGAGATTGTCGAGCCGATTGACGGCGCTGGGATTGCCCTCGACGCGGAGCTTGCAGCCATCGACGCGAATCTTGATCAAGGTCGAATAGCTACCCTCATGCTTCCAGCCAGGGGCTGTATCGCGGAGGGTTTCGCCGGTTCGCCGGTCGTAGTAGCAGATGCCCGTATCTGACACATTGGGGAGCGGGTATGGATACACCTGCTCTACCGTAAGGTAGTCGTAGAACATCCTGCTCTGCTGGTCGGTCGAAGGCGACATCCGAAAACCTGTCAATGAGGCCATTTGCGACCAAAAGGTATCCGATATGGTCCTTATGGCGCAAGCCATTTCATCAACCATGAAGGACCAAATATGATCACTGTAAATCTAGACAGGAGATAGCCTTGTGGCTGCCGATCAAGAACCGAGCGCCGAGACCATGACAATCGCCGCAAATCTCAAGAAAGCACGGAAGACAATGGGACTGACGCAGGAGCAGGTTGCCGAAAAAACAGGGATACCCCTAGCGACAATCAAGAAATACGAAGCAGGAAAACAGCCGCCTCCAGGTGACCGCATAGGAGCCCTGGCAAGAGCACTCGCCGTATCGGCAGACGACATAGTGTTAGAGGAAAGCGAGCGTCAGCTTTCCGAAGAGCTGCGGGCAATATTCCTGCGCTTCGACCACTTGCCGGACGACATGAAGCGGCAGGTGAAGCTAGCAGTACGCGGAATCCTGATGAGCTACGAGCAAGAGCTACTCGGCTAGAGACACAGTCGATTTCAGCGCCCAGCGCCCCGACTGGTACGTCGAGCCGACCGTGGAGGCCGCGTGATGCTCGCGCCGACTCTCGAAGCCCTCGCGCTGCTCGCCGGTGCCGCAACCCTCATTCACGCCCTGGGCGTGTGGGTGCGCAGCGATGGATAAGGCGACCCATCAGCACCTTCGTTTCGACCTGGAGCAGGACATTTCCCGCCTGCTCGATGACGAGCACCTGGTGCGCCAGGTCCTGGACCTGGTCATGCGCCGAGTCGTCCAGGAACAGGCCGCAGAGGCCGTTCGCCGGCAGCGCATCAACCGAGACTTCAAGACGTTCCGGCGCGGCCGGAGCGTGACGCCGCCCGCATGGGCATTTCGTGAACCGGGCACAAGCCCACAAGTTGAACCCCTGAGGTAAATCATATGCTCGCTCTCATCGGCCTGTGCCAGGGCTATTACTCCGATACTCGCAACGTCAATACCGCCAACGGTCCTTCGCAGATTGTTGAACACTCGGTGCTCGTCCAGGTTGAGCAAACCAATAAGTTCGGCATGCCGGAAACCAAGGTTATTCAAGTCCGCATTTCGAAGCGGCACATGGATGGCGGGCTTAATAATGTCTGGAAGATGGAGAAGGGCAAAACTGTGTCCGTCCCGGTATTTATCCAGGCCTGGGCGAGTAAGTCCGGTAACGCTGGATTCGATTATTGGCTATCAGGTGACGGCATGCCGTTGAAACTTCAAGCCGCCCAGGAGAAAGCCGCTTAAGGGTCCCGGCCTTTTTCGGCGAAAAAGGACGGGTAGGGGATAAGCATGAATTTTTTGGGCTGTGACGGTGTTTGGCTGGCCAGGGAAGATGGTTCAACTATCTGTCAGGGTCAAATGAAGACTTTTACGGTCCAGGAAATGCGGGAGTTCTTGACTCCTGCAATGACAATTGCGCAGAAAGCTCAAATCACCGGCGGGCTGTTGACGTTGTTTGTCGCGGTCTGGGTGTTTAAGAAGATGCGCACATCAATTCCACACTAGGAGTAAGTCCGATGAAACAACTGTTCTCCCTGGGCAAGCGTGAAGCCGTTATCGGTGGCTCGTTGCTGATGACGTCCGGCCTCTCGATGGCCGCTGAGGGCGATATCGACACTACCAAGGCCCTGGCCTATATCGCGGGCGGTCTGGCTGCGGCGGCAGCTGTGACCGGCGCCATGTTCGGCTTGGTGGCCCTGATTGGCGCTGCCAAGAAAGCCATGCGCGCAGGGACCTAATCGACCCTCAGTCAAGCCGGTGGCGGTCACTCCGCCCCGGCTTTTTTATTGCCCGGAGAAAGGATAAATGAGGATTAAGAAATGTATATCAGTCCTGAGGATATCGCTTTTTATGGTGTGCTTATTGCCATCGCTATTCTTTGCTCGGGGCGCTAATGCAGAACAGTTTTATTGGGTTGTGGCATCGCCTTCTGCTGTCGCCGGGGGGAGCTACGGTTCACCGTCATCGGCGTGCGCTGTTGTGTTCGATTATTACAAGCCGACAACTAACTGGATCAAATCTGTTGAGCCTGTGCGAAGAAATGACACGGTATTTGATTGCTTTGCGCGCGGCACGAATGCGTCTGGAAGTGCGCAATCTGGAAATATTGGAGTCATTTCTCGAAGAGGCGATTCGTGCCAGCCAGGGGCTGAATATGATTCGGCTGCGGGAGTTTGCAAGGAGCCGCCTAAGGAGTGCGAAGTTGGTACGCCTAACTTATTTCGTAGTTCGAGCTATCCGATTATCGTGATTAATGGGAAGAACACGGTTCCTAGTTCTCCGCCGTCTGGCTGTTTGAGTGGCTGCGCCTATGAGGCGGATAGTTCTCGGCCAACATCCTGTTATCGCACTCCAGGCTCCACAACTGAGGGGTTCTGCAACTACACGCTCAAGAGCAACGGCCAGAACTGTTCAGCAGACTCCGGCAACCTGGGCGGCACCGGCCCTTCGCTCAGCGAACCGAATCAACCGCCGGTGACCGACCCGCCTTCGGACCCGAATGACCCGGGCTGTCCGAAGGGCTACAGCTGGTCCGGCACCACGTGCGTGAAGACGCCGACCGATCCCACGGACCCGACCGACCCGAAAGACCCTGGTGGTGATGGCGGTGGTACTGGTGGTGGCGATGGCGGCGGCGGTACAGGCGGTGGCGGTGATGGCGGAACGGGCGGCGGTGACGGTGGTACCGGCGGCGGAGACGGAAACGGTGGAACTGGCGGTGGTGATGGCGATGGCGGCGGCACGGGTGGCGGTGGCGATGGCGGGGGAGACGGGCAGTGCGATCCGGGCAAGGACCCGAACAAATGCGGCAGCGGCTCCTCGATCTCCGGCGACGGCGACTGCAAGGTTGCGATTCAGTGCAACGGCGACGCAATCCAGTGCGCCATCGTTCGCCAGGAAAAGGCCGCCCGCTGCGCGGATGAAGAGTTCCGCACGGTCGATGACAAGAAGATTCAGGACCTGAAAAACACGCTGGCCGGCGAGTTTTCCGGGCCTGAGTACGAACCCATCACCGCCACCGGCGAGAACACCCATGACCTGTCGAAGCTGCTCGACACCAGCGGTCGCTTCTCCAAGTCCTGTCCGGTCATTCCTGACTTCTCGTTCCCCTGGTTCGGCAGTACTCAGACGGTGTCGCTCAGTAGCGTGTCGTCCGATCTGTGCGCGTTCTTCCAGTGGTTCGGGTATCTCCTGGTCGCGTTCGCCATGCGCGCCGCGGCTGAAATTATTGCGAGGGGGTTGAACTGATGCCGGCATTGATCGGGGTACTACTGCGGGCCATCGGCTGGTCGCTGATCCCGCTGGGTTGGAAGCTGCTGCGCGGCTTGGGGTTCACCGCTGTTGCCTTCGTTGGCGTCAAGGCGGTGATGGATCAGGCCAAGGACTACGTGTTCAGCAGTCTCGGCGGCGTGCCTGCGCAGTGGCTCCAGGTCCTGGGGCTTCTGCAAGTGGACGTTTGCATCAACATCCTGTTCTCCGCGTACATCGCCCGCGCCGTGCTGTGGGGTATGGACAAGTCTGGCGGCAAGTCCGGCATGCGCTGGACCGGGCCGAAGTAAGCGAGGAGGGGACCGATATGCTCTATCTGCGCACCGGCCTGCCAGGGGCTGGCAAGACCCTGAACGCGATTCGGGAAATCGACATTGAACACCAGCCGGACCCGGACGACCCGACCAAGCGGCTGCACAAGGACCCGGACAATCCGGACCTGCCGCCCAGGACGATCTACTACTACGGCATCCCGGACATGAAGCTGGATCGGCTCAAGTCCAAGTGGGTCGAGTTCGAGACGCCCGAAGAATGGTTCAACCTGCCTGACGGCTCGGTGATCGTGATCGACGAAGCGCAACGGGTGTTCGGCAACGATGGCACCAGGGCGCGCCCGGAGAAAGTCACGCGCTTCGAAACGCACCGGCACCAGGGCCTGGACATTCACCTGATCACTCAGCACCCCAGCTTGCTGTGCACGCCCGTGCGCAAGCTGGTCGGCAAGCACATCAACTTCATTCGGCCCTATGGCCGGGAGAAAGGCATCTTCCGGCATGAGTACGAGTTCTGCATCGACAACCCTGAGCGGCGCAGCAACTTCAAGCAGGCGCAGGAAGAGAAAGTCACGCTGGATAAGGCGTATTTCGGCGTCTACAAGTCGTCGACGGTGCACACGCACAAGCCGATCACGCCCAGCTACATGAAGAAAATCCCGCTGATCATCGCGCTGATGCTGGTCCCGATCGGCGTGATCGTCGGGCTGATCATGACCGCGATGCAGCAAGGGAACGAAGAAAAGGAAGCGGCTCTGGCGAGGAGTCAAGCGGCAGAGGCGTCAGCGGGGGTTCTGCCGGGTGCTGGGAATGCTGTTCAGGCAGCCCCCAGGGCCTCCAGCGGCCCGAAATCGACCGATGAGTTCCTGGGTGATATGTCGCCCAGGGTGCCCGATCTGGTGGCCTCGGCGCCGCGCTATGACGATTTGAACAAGCCCAGGGATTTCCCTCGGCCGGTGTGTGCGGCCAGCTCGGACCCGAACTTGATCGGCAAGGCTCCTGAGCGGCGGATTCCGCTGGGCACGTACAATGGGCGGGTGATGGTCTGCCAGTGCTACACGCAACAGGTCACGCGGATGCACACGACGTTCGAGTTCTGCATGGACGTGGTGAACAACGGATATTTCGACGACACGCGGATGCAGTCTGGTCCACGATCTCCAACGAAAAGGGCACGCCGTTCCTGGGCGACGTGTTCGGGTGGCCGTGATGGCTATCGAGATCAACCGCCAGTCGTACCTGTCGCTCCGGTCCTCCTTGGAGCTTGAACTGCTCGATGCTGGTATCGACTCGCCTGAGCTTCTGAGCCGGCTTATGCGCCACGTGCTTGCTACCGAATCCGCGACCCGTACCGAGTCGCAAACCGTTCGCCGTGCGTTCTTCACGGCCCGTAGAAACCCGCTGCTGGGCGCAATCCCTCAGCACAGTCCAGGGCGCACAAATCGCCCGTATATCCGCAAGAGGAAACCCTAATGCCCTTCGTCTATCTCGGCCTGACTCGTGACGCCGGAACCTCGAAAAAGACTGGCAACGCCTACGACATTTCGGTCGTTCACTTCGCTGTCGATGCCACGCAATCGACTCGCCCCGATCGCAAGTTTGCCCTCGGCCTGGAGCCTCAAAACCTGCCGATCGCGCCGGAAGCCGTGAGCCAATTCCAGCGCGTTGAGCCGCTGTCGTCGGTGAACTTCGAGTTCGAGCCGGACCCTCGGAACATGCAGCGCAACCGTATTTGCGGCGTGAAACCGCTGCCGAAAGCTGCTACTCAGGCGGCTTCGTGAAATGAACTTCATCGCGTGCGACGGAACCTGGGCGCAATCCAACGGCGCAATAACGTGCGTTGGAACTCTGGTTCCTGTTGCGCGTGAAGAGTTGTCCCAGGCGGGACTAAGTGCTGAAGACGCGGATTATCTGATAGGGCAGACCATCGCTCTGTTTGCCGTAGTTTTCAGCGTCATCATCGTGCGAAAAGCACTCAAGTAACTGGAGTATCGAAGATGCAAAAGATGAAACAACTGATGGTTCGTGGCGGTGTCGTTCTTGGCTCGCTGGGTCTGCTGGCTGGTCAGGCGATGGCGGAAGTTCCGGCTGATGCTACTGCGGCGCTGGCCGGTGCTAAGGCCGATGGTGTTGCCATTGGCGGCGTCGTCCTGGGCGTGATCATCGCGATTGCGGCGTTCAAGTACATTCGCCGCGCACTCTAACTTGCCCTGGGGCATGTAAGTAGCGAAGCCCTGCATTGCGGGGCTTTTCTTTTGGGGAGCCAGTATGTCAATCGATCCTAATTCATATGTTGTCGTGGTGGTTGCGGCTGCGTTTTGGGCTGTTTTCTTTCTTCGACTGTAGGTGGCGATATGCGTAGTTTATTGCTTGTCGCTCTTTTGCTTTTGTCCGGCAATGTGAGCGCCGAAGATTTTTATTGGAGAATTGCTTATCCGGACGGGCAGGCCAAGCATAAGAGCGCTGAGGCTGCGTGTCAGGCGAATAATGATTATTACAAGAGTGACTATGGCTCTGGTTATTCTCGTATTGAGGTTA